GCGGGTTTAATATATCCAAATGTTGTATCCATCTTGGGAGCAATTCCTGCTTCCTCATGAAAGAAGTATTTTACTGGACCCCCTACACCATTTGTTGGATCTTTCTCAAAAGACATACCTTGCATAGTTCCTTTTAAACCTGCTTCAGTTTTTCTGTCTCCTTTTCTGACCTCAATCTTTTGTTGCCACATCATTACTTTGTCTGGAGACATTGGACGGTACCATGCTGTATGCTCATTTAAGAAAGCTGCATATTCAGATAAGAATTTCCAAGTACCTTTCTCATTAATGTAATCTTTAAGTGATGCACCCATCTTTAGAGTAACACCGGCCTCAAACCATAACTGATTAATAAGTTTACCTGCATGAAAATAGCTCGAAGCGATTTGGCGTTTTTTCAAAATAGCTACGTGCATGTAGTTTATCTCTGCAAGTATTTCATATAACGCCATGTGATATTGTGCATCTCTTATCTTAGCAAATCCAAATTTTTGCTCCTCCTTATCAAAGATAGGTAAGAAGTTTAACCACATGTAATAATCCCTGGTAAGGTACCATGTATTAGCTTTATCTTTAATGATGAGCCCTAATCTACATTTAGCTTTCTGGTCATCCCAGTAGTTAATATAGTCTTTAGATTTAAATGGAGCAATACAATATACTTTATTTCTATTGAATCTTGTAGACTCAGAATTAAATAGCTGATTACTTATCTCATTAAAATTATACTGACCCGGTTCTTTAAATATAGATAAGACAAAGTCACCAAAGTCTTTTCTAGATTCAAAAGATGTAGTAGTCCAAGTACCATTATCCCAAGTAGGTATATCTGAATATATATTTTCCATGTTACTTGTTTATTGGTTCATTAATAAAGTTATATAATTCATCCGCAATCCATCCACCTAAATATGCTTGAGGTTCATCATTATCAAGATCAAGTTTTATATTTCTACTTTTAAAAATATTATTTACTAGATGTATTATTTCATGCATTAATGTAGATTCTTTAATTACTGAAAATGCTAATATAAACTGATCCTTTTCTTCAACATCAAACACAACTGCATCATAGTCATTTGGATTAAAGTTTAAATTATATTTATCTTTTACATGTGATAACTCACCATATATAAATATAATCTTTCCTCCATAGATAGGTATTTTTATTTCTTTTTCCATCTTATTGATCATAAGCCATACCTATACCTCCACGTACTTTACTAGATTGCTCATCCTGTAAGTCTTTATATACACCTTTGAATGAAGCTCTAATCTGATCAAAGTTTTTAGCTGCTGCAATTAATGAATTTATATTTCCATCTCTACCTGCACTAATGGTTGTAGTTTCCATATATCTAGCTAATCTATCTAACATACTTCCTATACCTTTGTATGCTCTTGATGTAGGTGTGCTATACATATCTTCACAGAATTTTAATGCTTGTCTGATGGCATCATCTTCTGTAGAAAAATCTGCTTCTATTTCCTCTATAATAATTTCTTCTTTATCTATCTCAGGAGTATGGAAGAATGGATTAGAATCTGGATTAGGACAAGTCATATAAAACAAGTACTGATATACCTTAAGGTGATTATCCGGATACTTTTCCATTATGTTTTTAAGAGTACGTAGAGTATAACAGTGTTCTGTTGGTACTACTACTCCATTCTGTATGTCAAATAGTTTAGTATACATATTAAAAAGGATTTATTACTTTTGGTTTAGACTTTATATTTAATAGTTTTTTTAAACCATCTATGAATCCAGTAGCAAGGTATGCATTAAAAAATAAATTTTCATTATTAACTACAACATACCCTTTTAAGTATATTTCATCACTTTCTGAATAGTTCCTAGTTAATTGTTTATTAGGTTTAATCTTTACAAGTATTTTACCTTTATATCTAAATAATACTAAACCTGAATAACCTAATATAACTGTTCTACCTGGGTAGTTCTTGTCATAATGTCTTACTTGATAAAATTTCATAATTATAAGTTTTTTAAAATTGCTATTACTTCTTCTTTTAAATATGGCATCTCCATAGGTATTACCTGTTTGATTACAGGATCACCTCCGTCATCATATTTGGTAATAGGATAACCATTATTATCTTCACCTTCTAATTCAAATAGTACATGGTGTATAAACATCTTTCCTGGTTTTAATCTAGGATTATGCTTTAACATAATATACATGTAAATACTTAATTGTAATGCATAATGATTAAAGTTACAGTCATCTAAATGAGATACTGGTTCTTGTAGTTTATCACTGATACCATCCCAGTCTTTATATGATTCTGTATCAATTTTTTTATTAGTTTTGTAATCTATGATATTTATTTTATCATTAACTACTTCAACTAAATCTGACTGACCACAAATACCTGCAGATTTTAAAAACACCATATGCTCTGGATATACTCCAGGCTCTAACTTTTGTGAGGGTGCATATTTTAAGTTATCTATTTCAGGTACAGGAGGTATGATAGGTATTATAACACCATCAACTTCTAATGATGATAAACCACATAAATCAGCCTCTCTTTGGTTGTGATAATATGTACCTAATGTAGTAGCTCTTAATGCTTCATCATCCCATATCTTAATGATATCTTCAGGTTTAATCCCATACCATTTAGACTTTTTATTCTTAGAAACCTTTTTAGCTACACCTTCTTTATCAAAATGTTTCTTAAGTTTTGATATAAGACTTGTTACACTAGTCCATTTGATTTGTTCTTCACCCTCAATACTAGTGTAACTGTGATCATCTGCTTTAAATACTATACTCATTTTGCTAGTTGTTCTATTGCAAGTATTGCAATGTTATAATTATCTCTATCTTCTGATTTTAACATCATGATAAGACTATCTGATGTCTCTTTATTTATCTTTTTTGTTTCAAGTAACCAGTTTACATAACCAACTGAATTTTCTACTGCAAAAAGATGATTAATCATATCTGCTCCACCTCTACCAGTATAAATGCGCATTTTTCTCTCAATCTTAGAAACACCGCCAGTTAAAAAATCTTCAAACTCCATACTATTCAACATTATCAATTATTTCTTTAGCTAATATTACAGATGCTTCATCATTTGACTCTAGCATCTTTTTTAAGTTCTCACACTCTTCTGAATCTAGTTTATTCTCAAGTTGAATAATGCGTATACTCTGCTTATATATTTTTAACTCAAGTTTATCAACAAATGAATCATTATAGTATGATATTCTAGAACTAATGATGCCACCATCTGCAAATGAACTACCACTTGCAATTGAATAATCACTTGCAATTGAATAATCACCACTTGCTGTACTATTTATATCCATACCATTACTACCAATATGATTATCAGTAATTGAATTTATAACCCATTCTCCCATAATTATAATAAATTAAGTTTATCTTCTTCTTCTTCTGTAAGTACTGCATGCCATCTTAAGTCTGGACACTCAGCAGATAGTGCTCTTAACTTAATACCTAATGAACATCCACATAGATTACAACAAGGTTGTGTACCTGGTACAACACATGATGATCCCTCATCATCTCTTCTCACACATGAATTGCATAATTTTAATCTTTGAGTTGCAATTTCTTCTACAAACTCATCTCTAATTACAGAGTTTATTACACCCTCCATAATTTGTTTTCTATTCTTCCAAATCTTTGCTAGTCTTCCCATCTGCCTTATCTTTTAAAAATTTATTCTTTAACTCTTTCTCTTGTTGTAGTACCAACTTGATTGCATTCATCTTCTCAAGTTTACTCTCAATATTTTTTTTATTAAAGTAATTACTAAATGTTTTAGTATCTGCTTTTTCCATTCTAGAGTTATATTTATTGAGTAGACCATCTATAGTTCTTTCTTTTACTACTAGTTGACCTAATCCATCAATATTAATTCTAGTATAACTTAAATCACTTAAAAGTTTTCTTACTTCTTTGTAATAAAAAGTCATAAAAGCATCTATTAATGATTCTGGTAAATCTAAATCTTCAGCAACTTGCTTATATAATACTTTAGGTTTCTTTGGAATCATTTGCCTAAAAACTTATAATCTAATAATATATCACCTTCAGTTTGTACTTTTAAACTTGGGTTTAATTTAATCATTTTTTTATCATCATCTTCTTTAATCACCAGTTGACTTTTCATTGCTTTATTTACAGCATTTCTAACAGTTTGTGGAGATTTAAAAATCATATGTTCATCTGATGATGCATCATAACAAAAATGAGTCAATTCAATAGGTCCTGTCATGCTCAATAATGTTAAACAGTTTAAGTCAGATTCACTCACTGCTATACGATTAATATAACAGTGAGATAAAATCTGAAACTTTACAATTTCCCATTTAGGCATCACAGCACGTTTCTGTACTTGTATTACTAATGCCATATCTAATTATTTTTGTCCTTGCTCAGGGATGTTTGGGGAATTATCAATGTCATGATCAGCACCTGTAACTTGCTCTTTTTGCTCTTGTGCCATCATTGCATACTGATATTGAATTGAAGTTCTTTTAAATCTTGCTTCATCTATTTCACACAATGCTTTCTCATATTCTGCTTGTGCTTTTAAATAAGGCAAAGACTCTGTGTAAAACTTCATCATTTGTTCTTTTTTTTCAGCTAACTCTTCTGCTGTTAACTCTACTTCTGGCTCTTGTTGGTTTACATTTTCCATTTTATATAAATTTATGTTTATACAAATATACCCTGTTGTTTTAAACTTTACAAATTTATTTAATAATATTAATTTAAACTTTATATTAGTTTAAATATTATATTTGTAAGAATATAAATTTAAACATTATGAAAAATTGTAGATATTGTAAAAAAGATTTGAATCATATATGCTTTCCTAAAAATAAAGCTACTAAAGATGGACTATCCTATTATTGTAAAGGTTGTTCTGTAAAAAAAACTATGGAATCTAGAAATAGAGAAAAAACTATAAACCCTTTAACTGGTAAAACTAATTATAAAAAAAAATACTATGAATACCCCGTAAATAGTAAGGAATACATTAAAAATAACATATTAAAGAAAAAATATAATATTACATTAAACATTTATAATCAAATGCTAATTGATCAAAATAATACATGTGCAATATGTAATAGACACGCTGATGAATTACCTAAAAAGTTAGATGTAGATCATGACCATATTACTGGAAAAGTAAGAGGTTTATTATGCGGTAAATGTAATATGGGAATTGGTTATTTTCAAGATGATATCAATATTATAAATAAAGCTTTACTTTATATTACTCATACTAAATAAGTTTAAACTTTAATTATTTAAACAAAAAAAACTCAGACCTTATAAGTCTGAGTTAAACATGTATTATGGAACGTGTTATCTATTTTTGATAGTAAAATTTAAAACTGTAAGCATATAAAAACATCTATCTATATCCATTTCTATTGTAAAAATATCTACTATACCTATTCTTATTTTTACACAAACCTTATCCCATTGTTTATGCTTTATTGTCCAAGCATTTCTTACTTTCATATTAACTTATTTTGTTTTTCTAATATAAGGCAGATAAGTTGATTTACCATTTTTCTTAACCATTCTTAATACCTCTTTACGATTTCTACTTGCTCTATAAGAAATATGAAACCAGTCTGCTTCATCTTCTGTACCACCTTCAAAAATCATTTGATCAAAAGTAATATTATCTATTATCCACTCAAATAATTCTCTATCATGTAAATCTAAATCCATTGCTTCCCCAAAACAATGTTGAGATGTAGATGATGAACCCGGTATTGCTTTATTTAATCCTGCACTTCTATATCCAGAATTAATTCTAATAGCTTTACCTACATGATCTCTAATTGGTTCAAATACATTAAGTGCTAATTTTTTAGCATTTTCTAAATGTACAGAATTTACAATTGTGTTATCAATACCTTTTGCTTTAGCAGTATTAGAATCACAAAATTCTTTTAATGTTACATGTTCACTTAATTGCATAATGTTTGATTTTACTGTTATATAATTATTTTATAAAAAAAATTAGCTTTACACCAGTCATAAAGATCTTGTGGTGAAAACTTGTATGCTTTTTCTACACCGTATACCCAAGCTACGTATTCTGAACAATACATTTTCTTTTCTGTATCTCCTTTTTCAAGCCATTTACCTGTTACTAACTTAATTGGTTGTTTTACAAGTAATCCTTCAAAGTCATATGCTGTATGTCCTACTTTTGTAAGAGCTCTTTGTGCAAATGTTTTTTCATTTACTAAATCAGATGATCTATGTACTGTAATATCATAATCATACATATCTAACCACTCACTCCATGGTCTCAAGTTTACGCCATCTTTTTGTGCATCTATTATATATGGTTGACCCCATATTTCTATAAATAGTGCGGTATGACTAAATTCAGATTTAGTAGCTTTTTTAATTAATCTACTAATTAATCTTTTTCCACTACAATGTAGTATGTCTCCTGTTTTTAATGCTGTAGGATTCATTGTTATTATTTTTCTTTCATTTGACATTTAATCATTTCTCCAAATGCATCAGATAGTTTAGAGAGTTGTAATGCCATATTTGTAATTTCTTGTTGAGTTGTTTCTTGCATCATCTGGTATTTAAGTTTGTGTTCTTGTTCAAGTAACTCAAGTTTTCCTTTTAATTTACCATGATAATCACTGTGTTTTTGAAAATCATTTTTAAAATCATTTACACTGTTTTTAATATCCTTATAAGCATTGTTTATTAAAGAGCCAATAATTGTTAATATTGTTCCTAAAATAAATAAACCAATTGTAATTATTCCGTCCATTACATTAAATTTTAAATTAAATATATTATATTTATAATATAATGAAAAAATACTACATTTTACATGTTTTTAATAAACTTATTCAACAGTTAATTGTGATAAAGTTGCAGTTAATGAACCTGCTAAAAGTAAGTATCCACCAATTGATACAATTGTTGCTGGTAACATAACAGGAGAAGCTGCTAATACACCACCAATAGTACCTGCAGCTATACCAATTTTTTGTATTTTTTTCCAGAATTTAGGAGTTTTACTACTCCATCTATTTTTAAGTGTTTCCATATTTTTTATTTATTAGATTTATCATTAAATTGATAACCAAATACTACTAATACAATATTTTTTATTAATTCAAATAAATTATTAGACATTTCATCAGTTAAGAGTGGCGTTTTAAAAGATACAAGTTTATCAACCATAAAAAGCCCAAGCAATCCTGCAAGTAATAAAGATATAAATCTTGTTAACCATGCTTTTTGATCTAAACCAGAATCAATCATTTTATTAAAGTACCAAACCCCTAAAGCTGTAAAACCTAAAGATAATAATACTCCAAATATCATTATATAACCTCCTTCAGCGTACATGATTTTTTATTATAATGAATAGTTATTAGTAAATTCTGTTTTATAAATATCAGTCAAAATATTATAAAGTTCTGATTTTACAGATTCTAAATACAGACTGTCTTCCAATGTAACTTTACTTACTTTATCACATTTTTTTACAATGTCATAATATTCATTTTGTGGTATAAATTCCACATAAAATAAATTACCGCCTTGCTGAACTTTTATTGCTAGTTCAATATTAAAAATTTCCATTAGTATAAAGTTGAAGCTGTTAATTGTATTAAATCAATTGAAATATTCTGTGAAGTGGCACCTGATGTTCTAACTATTTGTGGGCCAAGCACGGTTGCTGATGCAGGTAAATTTGTATTAATTGTTCCAGTCACAATTGTATTATCAGAAAGTTTTGTAACAGTATAATTTACTGAAGTTGCATTATACGGAGCATATAGTTCTAATTGATAAGCTACTCCATTTAGAACTGCTCCTGTTTTATTTGCAGGAAAATTAACTCCTAAATCTATTTTAGTTGCTGTACCTGTTCCATCATTATGAAATATTTGTAAATTAGTATCACTAGCATCTGAACCCATACCAATAATATTAATTTGACTTTCAACAGTAGTACCTGAGTTAATTCCTAAAATTGACGGACTAGAACTTAAACCACAAAATTGTCTAGCACCTGGAACAAACCATTCTGTCCCTCCTGCTGATTGATCTGTGTAAATATAAGACCCAACAAACTTAAAACCAAAGGCAAGTGTATTAACCATTGCATTATTTCCAATTCCAAATGCCATACCAACTGTTGAATTTGTTACAGCAGTATTTGTAAAAAATCTAACTTTTGGTAGTTTTGTTATTCCACCAAAAGGAATTGCAACTACAGAACCTGTTATTATTTGAACCAATCCTCCATAAATTGCTACGTTTGTTGTATTATTTATTGCAATGGCTCCTCTTCTAATTTCAGTAGATTTTACAGTACTACCATTACTATTACCATTAGAAAATAATTCAATTACTGTATTTGATCCATCTTTATAATGTACTAACTTATCAGTTAGATCATAAAAATATGTATCATTTGCAACAGAAGCCCAGTCTGCTGAACTTGCTGTTGTTACTGAATATTTAACTCCTACGACAGGATTTCCTGTTACTGCTACTACTGCCATAATTATTTAGATTTAATCATATCAACACAAGCATTTAATTGTGCTTTTTGCTCAACTGTAAAATCTTCCCACACAAGAACTTTAATATTGTTTCCATTCACATCTTGAGTTATAATTCTCATATGCTCCATCATTTTTAATTGAGCAATTATCTGTCCTATTTCTACTATTTCTGGCATAATATTTATTTATTTAGTTATTAATTTAATCTTTGGTTTCCAACTGCATCTGCTGTATATGTTTGCAAGTTAGTCATATTTAATTGGAAATTAGTTGTGTTATAAGTATTGTTTGATGCGGTGAAGTTTTTAGCACTTCCTCCATACACAGGATAAGCAGCAACATTAAATAATTGGAAATTACAGTTGTTTAATTTAATAGTACCAGAAATTAAATCTTGGAATGAATTTGAACTATCTCTAACAATGAATGTACAGAAATTAAATGTAGCTCCATAAGATAAATAGAAATTATATGAAGTGTCTGAAATTAATACACATTTATCCATATTACAAATATTACTATCAAATTTCCACAAATAAGAAAACCCAGAAATTTTAGTGTTACTTATCAAGCCTTTACCTTGTCCATTTCCAGATCCAAAAACATCACCTGAACATCTAAAATAACAAGTATCAATAAAGTTGTCATCTTGAGAAGCATAAGCACAAGTGATAGAAGTTAAATTAGTAAATGAACTATTTCTAATTGATGTGCCTTGCATATAGAAACTTATGTTACCATTTATGACACCGCTACAATTATTAACAACTGTTACATATTGAATAGCATAACTAGCACTAACAGATGTTGAATTAATAACTGAATTATATACTTCACCGTAAGCCAAAGCAGTACCTCCTGTACAATTTATAGTTACTCCATAAGCCTTTCCTTTTACACTTGCCGAATACAAATTAAGAGGGTCATTTCCTTTGAATTGTAATCCATACACCGTTGCTGGCCCATATAAGCCGAATGAACCTGTTCCTCCACCTCCTGCAAGAGAACTATTAACTAAAACATTACCTCTAATGATAGTTCCAGAATTTGTTATTGTTATAGCAATTTGACCTGCAACTCCTTTTTTGATTTCACCATTTAAAAGTTGAACTTCACAAGCAACATTATTATCAATAATTCCAAACCCACTTGTAAAAGTTAACGTATATCCGTTGTAATTAATATTTACATTAGGCTTTAAAATGTGATTTGCTGTTGATTCAGTTTGAGAACCAAACATTTCAATAGTTTGACCTGCTACTGCAACTGCATACGCTAATGGATAAGTTGCATAATAAGTGTATATTCCTGAAGCATTAGCAATACCCCATTTACCATTTGCTGCACTTACAACAATATCTCCACTACCTAATATACTATTTCCATTTATAGTTTTAACAGAAGTAAAACCTAATTGTGCGGCACTTACAGCATAGGGTATTTGGTTTACTGTTGGTTGCACATTTGGAAAAGTATATCTTCCTCCCGTGCCACTTGCGTAAATACCTACACCAAGATTATCAACATAAAATGATTTTGAAAAAGAACCAGTTCCTGCAGTCAAGTTAAAACCTCCAAGAGTTTGGTAAAAAGATGAATAATCACCTCCACCATCATCTATACCAAAATTGACATAAGATGTTCCAATACTATCTGTAAAATTTATACCAAAACCACTTAAATCAACAGTTCTTGTACCTGTAAGAACACCGCTTGAATTATAAATATTTACAGAAGAAGGTGTAGGTATATTTAATGTATTTGATATTAATGTTGCTGCACCTGATGTTCCTATAGTAGTAAGAGTAATTGCATTTTGTTTAGCATTAAATACTGACCAGTCAGAAGAAGATAAATATCCGGCTACTGTTGCTGATGATTGAGGTATACTAATAGCTGGTGTTGTACCTCCTGAAGATGCTATTGGAGCTGTACCTGTTACTGATGTAACTGCTCCTGTAGGTACTGCTTGGTTAAGTGTAGTAGTTGCACATGAGTAATGCTGAGAACCTTCTGTTCTAAAGTTTGCAGTTTGAGATACACCTCTTGTATTTTCTAAGTCAATCTTAACTACAATTCTATCTGTAGCAAGAAGTATTGTATTAGGTACTACACTTTCAGTAGTATATAATGTAGTTACTGTAGACATATTAGTTACAGTTATAGGATCAATTGAAAAAAGCAATGTCTCTATACCACCTAAATCTCTTTTGTAAACTAAAGGTCTGATGATCCAATTCTGTCCTGCTGAACCTGCATTAAAATGTAAGAATAACTGCCAAAGACCTTGAGGAATAACTATTGAACCAGGAATTCCTGAAGGAGTTTGATAAGAAGCAATAGTTGCTGTAGCTCCACCTGCAACTGTAGCAGGAACAACTTGTTCTGCTGCTATTGTACCTATAGATGAAAACTCTTTATATGGAGCCTGAGTAACTGTTTCATTCATGTAATACAATACACTACCTGCTGCGGCTGTAATATCTACAGTAACATCATTACCTGTTGCACTAGCTGTAACTCCTGCTCCTGTAAAATTTATGCTGTTTACATCAGGTGTAATTGATACTCCTTCTTCTTGAATATCAATTCTCTTCTTTATATTAATTTCTGTACTCATAATTATGTATTGTAAGTAATTAATAATTCAGTACCTGTACCATCATATGCAAATCCTGTATAAGAATTGTTTAATGAACCTGCATCAAAATTAAGTGATTCACCTGGTTTAATTATTTGACCAAGTATGGTTCCGTTTCCTAAACCAACATTTGCTACTGAGAATGAATATACTGTAGCACTTACTGTTCCTGCAACAGATGTTCTAAGTATATTTGGAGTTCTGCTTGCACTTGTTGTGTTAATTACAAGTTGAGCTAAATAACTATTTGAATTAACATAAGTAATAGGGGCTGTTGGTGTACCTGGTACATTACTACCTGCTTGAAAATAAACCGGTGGATTAAATGTTCCTGTATCAGGATTATATATTCTTACTTCTAACCAAGTTATATTATTTGCATCAACAACCAAAGAAGCTTCATAGTCAGCTTCAGCTTGTATTGCTGCAAGAATTTGAGTTAAAAGTGTATTAGTACCTGGATCACCTCCACCGCCAGGTATTCCTGATATTGCATCAACAACAGCTTCTTGCCCCAACAACATTTTTAATTGCCATGGCAGGTTTGTCCCTTTACCACCGTATGTTTTTAAATTTCCTACAGACATAATAATTGATTTATATATAATAATATACAGAAAACTTTCTATATAAACAAATATAAAAAAGAAAAACCACATCTCTGTGGTTCTTGCTTTTAGTTTTCTTTTACTAATTCAATTGTTGGTTCTACATAGAGAACTTGTAAGGCTTGTGTAATCATTGCTGCGTCTTGCAAACTGTAAGCTCCTTTTAAGAATGCTTGATTTAAAGCTTGCTCAACTACTTGTTTAGCTTGTTCTGGACTCATATTTTAGATAATTGAGTTTTTTGTGTTTTTGTTAATGCAGCAACAAAATAGTCTTTAGTCAACATAATTCTGATGTGCTCTTCATTACGTTTTAATGTATCAGCATCTTCTTCAGTTAAAGTTTCCTTAGCTTTTAATTCAGTAATTAATGCTACGCTATCATAAGCTGCTTCTACTGATTTTGTAATTTCTTGCTCCGGTGTCAATTCTAATTCCATAATATTTGTTTTTTGTAAAGTTAATATTTTTATTTTTTATTAAGCAACTTGTAATGGGATTTTATAAACTGTACCATTGATTGTAACACGCCATGCGTTAGTTGCTGTTAAACTTTCAGTTGTAACTGTACCTGCATTATCAGAAATACTTCCAAAAATAAGTTGAGCATTTCCAGTAGGTACTGAAGCATTTCTACCTATAACAATACAATTAGTGAAAGCACCTGCTGATGCTGAATCACCTATTACTACGTTATTACTTCCTGTTGTTCCTGTTATACGAGAACCTAAAATGGTATTGTTGTTACCTATTGTACCTGACTGAGCATCTGTTCCTACTACTGTATTAAAAGTACCTGTTGTAATATTAGATGCTGAACCTCTACCTACTGCCGTATTGTTACCACCTGTTGTATTGCTATTTAAACTATAAATACCAACAGTTGTATTATTACTACCTGATACATTAGAAGTGAATGATGATCCAAGAGCGGTATTATTGTTACCTGTAGTATTAAAAGCCATTGTACCAGATCCAAGAGCTGTATTAGCTGAACCTGTAGTGTTTTTCCATAAAGTATATGATCCAATTGCTAGATTATCATCACCGGTTGTATTAAACTGCATAGCCTGAGCTCCGTATGCTGTATTATAATTACCCGTTACATTACTTTTTAAAGCATTTTCTCCAAACACCGTATTTACAGAAAAATCACCTTGACCATTATTCCATAAGGTCTTATCAGTTTCATTATACTCAATAAAGTCAGGTAAACTTGATGATCCAGCTAATAAATCAGCTACTGAAATTACACCAGGTAAATAACCATCATCTCTTCTTGAATCTTTTAATCCTAATGGGATTAAAGTTTGAGAAGCATCTACTGTTGTCACTAGTCTCTTGCTTTTAAGCCAAGAAATTACATTTAAAACATCCATTTTTATTTATTTTTAAGTTAATTATTATGCTAATAAAATTTTTCTTTCTACACCATTAATAGTAATATTCCATACTTGAGTAGATGTGTTAACTTCTTCTACTACAGAACCTACATTTTATTGTGAAATATAGGTACCATTAATGTATGCTTTACTAATTGTTGTTAAAGGAACAGGTGTATTTTGTATCCATAATCCTTCTCTAATTGGAGAATTAGCTCCTCCTGCTTGTTTTAAATAATGTAAATCTAAAACAGTTGTAATACCTGCAGTATCTGCATTAAGTATTGTATGACCTATTCCTGTATCTGGATTAACATTTGGATCAGCCCAAATCCAACCACTAAAATGATTATATCCAAAAGCAGGTGCAAATGGTAATTCAACTTTATATTGACCAGTACCAAAATTAGTAACAGTTGTAAAATCAATTTCTATTACAAAACTAACTAATAATCCTGATTTAACATAATAAGAATTATATGTAGGGTAAGTCCCATTACTTCCTGTAAAAGTCATACCAGTTGCTTGAAATGTTGGAGAATATCTAACAAAGGTTTCTAATCCTGAAGTACCGCTTATACCTTGAACACCTTGTATTCCTTGTATACCTTGAATACCTTGTTCCCCTTGTACTCCCTGAATACCTTGTGGTCCTGCTGGACCTAACAAATCACCAGCATCATCCCAAACATTTGTTGTTGTATTCCATACTTCTAATGAACCATCACTAAGGATAATCCATGCTTCTCCTGCATTACCTGGTAAACTACCAGCTCCTGCTAAGAAACTTGCTTGATCAGGATAAGATCCTAATACTGTTAATGCAGCCCCTGTTTCACCTTGTATACCTTGAGGACCGTCATTACCTTGAGGACCTTGTACGCCAGGTATACCTTGTGGGCCTTGAGTACCAGTTCCTACTTGAGTTAAGAAATCAGCTACCGATATTGCACCAGCTAAATAATTATCATCACGTCTACCATCTTTTATACCAATAGGTAAAAGAGTTTTTACAGGATCAACAACATTAACTTGTCTTTTCCCTTTAATCCAAGAAATAAAATTTAATATATCCATGATTGTTTTAATTATACATATATCTATAATATACATATTATTAATATAAAAACAAAATCCCAGATTATTATTCTGGGATTCTCTTACCTAAATTGCTAATTTAATACGTTTAAATATTAGAGTAAACAAATGTATAAAAAAAATTCCCAATAAGTATAAACTTACCAGGAATCTTTTTTCAGCGAGAAGACTGAGAAGAAAAGGAGTTGCTAAAGTATATATAATATTTTAATTAACATATCTTCTCCCTTTCTTTTTTCTAACTTTTTTTACTTGAGGTAAACCTTTTCTTGCAGATGCTCTATGTTTTATCATTGCATTTTTCATTCTTATATCTTCACTTTTAACAATTCTTTCTCTATTTCCTAGATCAGCATTGTGTGTCCTACCTTGATTATAGTTGGGACCTATAGAGTGAGGAGCACATGAATACAACAATAATAAAACAATTAAACATTTCATTTTTTTAATTCAGCAATTCTTCTTTGTAAATATACTTCAGCTTTTTCTAAGTCTTCTAATTCTTTTGACTTATTTTTTTTACCTGCTCTTGCAACATACTTAATAACATTACCTAAGTAAAAGTCTTTATCCAATCCCCATGCCTCAAGTACGTTAAATACTTCATAAGTACTATTAGCTCCTCCATAATGAGCAGGTCTTAATGGAGAAACTTTAGCAGTATAATCTGGTATTGTAACTGCTGTAGGTTTTTGATCAGCAAAAGGATTTTTTCCTACATAAGGACTTGATTCAGTTCTTCTAAGATAATCCTTATACATTTCTTGACTTTTATTAGCAGCAATTTCAGCCATAATTTTTAAACTCTTTTTATATGTAGTAGAAGTCTCAGGTTTTCCTACCATCTTTTTATATTCATCACAAACTAACTCGCTCATCTTACCAAACAATTGCAATATCATATTCACTAAGCATAAGCTTGATAGTTTCATCTACTTCAATAACTTCTGCACCTTTAATTGCTGCTACTGAAATGTAAACTGAATCACCTGCTGCTACAGTTTTAACTTCTTCACCTACTGCAAACACTTCTAAACGTGTCCATTGTTTCATTGCTTCTTGCTCAATGTGCGCTTTATCCGCTTCACTTAATTGGATAGCTGATTCTTTCATTATTGGTTGGTTAACCAATACTCTACGTCCTTTTAGACTCTTAAATGCTGTACTCATGGTTTTTGTTTTTTATTATAACTTAACATTTCTACTTTTAATTTTGGATAACTGTTATACCCCACCAAATTAAAGTCCTGTAAAGATAATGAATTAATTACACTATTAAAGTTTAAACTTGATGGATTTTCTAAAAAAAGTTTAAACTTAGATTTATCAATTTCTAGTTTACTTTCTCCATGCCATTCTGGATCACGAGACATTAACTTTTTAGCTACATTAATTTGGTTATCATAAATATGTACATTCTTTAACTCTCCTATTACTGCGTTGCATTTGTATCCTGTTAAGATTTCCAGTACTTGTGCTAGTGCAGCATAGAACATTATATTAACAGGAGTACCTAAGAAAAAATCTGTAGACCTTTGACTCCATACTAATGTAAACTTATAAGTATCATTATATGGTTGGCACACTACCTGGAAAGAATAATGACAAGGAGGTAAACACATATTAGGTAAATCAGCAGGGTTCCAAGAGTTAACAATTAATGATGTTGACATAGGTGTTTTAATCATGGAAGAAACAAGGTTAAATAACTGATCAACTCCATTGGAGTTTCTCCACTGATGAGAATAGATCTTACCCATATCATAAATATGCGCGGGTAATTCTTCAATCTTTTTATCATCATTTTTCCAATCCTCATATAATGCTTTTACTGTTGTTTCATTGTACTTATTAAATCTGGCCCAATCTTTATCCCAGAACCTAACACCACTTTTCCACAAATCTCTTATATCTGTAGAACCAGACATAAAAAATAATAACTCAGCTATTGCTCCTTTGAAATAAATCTCTTTAGTGGTTAATGCTGGAAACCCAACACTAGGTCTGCAATACAAATTGATCATTGCTATCTCAATTCTTTCTACTCCTTTTCTATTTGGGTCTTCATACTTGTAACCCCCATAATAAATCTCCTCTAATACTTTCTTGTACTGCGTATCAAATACTGCCATATATCCTTTTTATAAATTACTTCTCAAAAAATAAGCTCTAAGTTTTTACCTCAGAGCTTAAGTCTTATCAATCAAATAAAAATAAATGTACCGTAAACATCTATATTACGGATGTAAAGATATGTATTTTATACTAATTCTTTATACATTTTTTTAAATATTTTTTCAGGTAGCATATCATACTCCCCGTTCCAATCCTGTATAAGATAGTCCCCCTTATCCATTCTCAATTCTCTACCCCCGGTGTTAATCCATAAAGCAAAAAACTTTTTCTGCCTATAATCAACCATACCTTCAAAGTTTTCTCTGCTAGCAATTTCTAAAGCCATCTTCTCTGTACCATCATACTGCATTGCCTCAATAGTCTTTGGTCTCTCTGTATATAATTTCATACTCACAATTTTAATAATACAAAGATATAAAAAAACCCAGGAAGTAATTCTTGATCAGAGAAACTTTCCTGGGGGTAGTAAAGTTATAGATAAATCTTTTCCCTTACTGAGAAGTCCAAACCTGGGACGCTGTTCTATTGGTAAGCGTGTCTGGCACATAATACAAATATAAAACAAAATCCCCAGACTGGCATCTGAGGATCTTCTTACCTAACTAAGTTAACGAGTTTTTTCACATGTAAGTATGAACTTGTGCAAATATAATAACATTGGTACAATATCAGATAATAATTCCCGGGAATTTTCACCCCGTGTGTAATACATAACTTGACTTACGCCTTTTGGGCCTGATGTATGTAAGAGAGGGTGGTGGTTTTGTTGTATGCGTGAGGTTGTGGTGACCCCTAAACCGCAAGCCCCCGGCCCTTGCGCCAAGACATGGTACCCCCTGTCTTTTCACAATGACCTAAGCAGCTCTGCGCAAAGCTCCGCCAACTTTTACCTCTGGCAAAAAGTTACTACACTTTGCTTGATCCACTTGACCTTGGCATCCTGCTGTCTGCTTCTGGCAGCCATCAGTCTGTCTTCTAACCCTGAAGTAAACTTGAAATTATAAATTTAAAGTTATGAAAATCATAGTATCTACAGCCAAATTCTCAAAGAATGAGAATTCAACTTACGTTAGTGTTCTTAACAACAAAGTTCCAAACTTTGTAGTTAACAACAAGTATGCCGCCGGTGTTGGCATACCTGCGGGCTCATTTGCCATTGTAAATTATACAATGGAAAAAAGCCCTTGTGGCAAGTTTGACAATATCAAACTTGAGCTGATTGCTAAAATCAGTGGAACTGATTACGCAAAGCTAGTGCTCTCTGAGGAATGATATCCTCAAGAGCATTAGCTCTTTTTTTTCTCTTGTAAACCTGAATAGCTCATGCATACAGCGCATACATATGCAGGTGTGCTGTTCCCTATTTTTTCTAACCCTTAAATTAAAGAGATATAGATGTTAAACAATATAACCTTGAAACATATGGACAAGATAGTACAAGTTGCTCTGAATGCAACATTTAAACCGGAAACTATAAACGCGTTGATGGAAGTAATCAATGCTACACCTAATCCTGTAATGGCAACAGAACTGTTGTTAGGGATCTATGAAGAACCAGAGTTGCTGAAGGTAATAGATGACAGAGGGACAATTAAGACCTTGGAATCTGTGAACCACTGGGAAAACACAGTATACTATAGTTATGATGAGGAGAAGATCATCAGGTTCTATATTTTACCTGATCAAGACAAGTCTGAGGTAAACTTAGAAAACTATGAACATTTTGAGCAGCAGTGGAGAAGTGGGCACGATTTGCAATCTGTACAGTTACCTACAGGTGAAATGAGAAAGTGTAATGGAAGTTGTGGTGTAGATCAATGGCTACATTACAAGAGTCCAGAGGTCAAATGACAATGAGAATAACAGGAGAATACAAATCCTGTTATTCTCTTTTATAAACCCCTTTTTTTTCTAACCCTTAGCTTAAAGTGATATACAATGTTTAACTAATAAACTTATAAACGATGAAAGCAGTATTCAAGAACTCTTATCCAAGTAAAAACGGTAATGAAGTATTCGTATTCAGATTAGCTGGTAGCACAGAAGAGCTAGAGCAGTATGTGTCTGATAATCCACGTATGCCTGCTGATGATGATGGAACACCGTTGTTCTTTACAACATTTCCAACATTAAACTATGCTGATAAGGCAGGTGTGGATGTGTACCGTAGTTCAAAAGGTTCTTATTCTCTGGAGAATTCAGAGATCAGAAGAGCTCAGGCTTTGGCGAAAACTATGGGTGCGGAGACTGAGTTCAGAAGTGCAATGGTACAAAGTGTTATCGGTTCAGTATTTAAACTGAAAGCAAGTAACCCTTTTGCAGCTGTTACTGATGCTCCTGTAGCTCAAGTAGCTGAAGTTGCACCTTCTGACCTAGAAGCAGAAGTAGACGGTGAATAATAGTACCCGTGTAAAGATGTCCCATAACACAGGGGAGTGAGAAGTCTTGGAACTCAATGTGTGAAAGTATTGCAGCAGTAACGTAGGAAACTATGTTGCTGTTGCTTTTTTTGTCCTGATACCCTTTTCTTTCTAACCCTTTGGTTAAACAGGACTGTGTGCTGAATATATACACATACATAAGTGATGATAAGTCAAGACATATAATTATTATAGCCTTACTTATCTACTTATTCACACATAAACAAGACTACAATTATTATGTTGTACAAGATATTATATACTCAGTCAGCATCAATAAGATTATACTTATACAATGATATAATGCTTGGTACAATACAGAGAGTTGTCTCCACCGTGTGGGCAAAGTAGACTCACATCCTGATAATCAGGTAGTTATATTTTAGGCATAATTAAAAATTGTGCGTGAAAAGGTGTGAGAAGATGATGGACAGAAAAACTATCACCTAATTAAACACTTTAAGTAAGTGAGTTAAATCACTGATACAGCTATACATACAATTAAATATATAGCTAAACAAGTATAAGTACATTAATCTATCATACTATTAGTCTTAGTACTAGTATTATCTATAGTAATAGTATTAACAGTATTACTTATATTAGTACTATATCAAATAAGAGTATTATAGTATCCGGTCTATTTGCAAATTCAACTAAAAAATATAAACAATGGAAGACTTAACAGTAAGAAGTAAAACAGTGCTTAGTATTCTAGGTATTGAAACAGTAGAACAATTAGTTAATACTGAGTTACCTGAAATAGGTACAGTCTTAAGAAGAGATTTCTTTGGAGTGTATTTAACCTACTCTAGAAAGGTAGATGAGGAATTAAGAAAACTTATTGATGATACTATAGATAGTGTAGCTAATGCTATACTATAGTATCCGGTTTATTATTACTAATCAGTTACCTGAACTAATGATGGTAACAGATATATATTATGTATCACAATTCAAGCAATGTATCAGCCAATTCATTGCAGTACTTATAGTACTTAACGGCTAACACTTTATACTAGTTCAAAGAGTGAAAAGAATACTAGTTATATGTCCAACATACGTCAAGACTTTAAATTGTAACGTGGTAAACGGTCTGCTTATACACCAGTCGCAAAACAATAGTGTATTATTACTCTCATCCAAGCAGGATTATTTGACATGAGATCCATGTAACAGTTGACGCCTGTAGTCAACTATAAAATAGGCAGGTAAGGGTTGCAACCTTGTGAGAGTACGACTAAGGGATTTTAATGTAGCTTCTTTTATTCCCTTAAACTGTTTAACCAACAGTTAATCAAAGAAAAAACTAGGTTAGGTGATATTACTGTGGTAGTAATAGTGTACTAACTGATGTTTCTAAGCTACAAATAACAGCTTACATAGTGCTTATTACAAACTATGTTAAATTGAAAGTAATAAAACTAACTTTCTGCTTCAACCTGCATAACGGTCAAAAGGGGTAATCAAGCCCTTTAGTAATGTACCATTCCTGATTCCCAAGGTCAGGCAGTTGTAATAACTACAAAACTTTATAGAGTATAAGCGGGTAGACAAATCTATGCTACGCAATTAGCTACCACCTAAACTGCAGTATATTGCAAGATGCAGGTAATGGATACTGAGGTAAGCTCTCGGTGATTTGTCCTATAAAGATGTTATTATAACTGAGTACAGAGGGGTTATTAACTGAAAAATATAAACTGAAAATTAAATACTGAAAAGAAATGAAAATACATTTACACTCAAGACAAGGACTATATGAAGTAGAAAGATTTGGTAGAAATAGTATCACGCTATCTACAAAACATAGTTCATTCTCTGTACCTACAAGTGATTTTAAATCATTTGCGGGTGGTCTATGGAATAATCAGGTAAGTAAAAATACCATGGATGAATTTTTAGCTGTTGTTAGACCTGATGAATATAAAACTCAGGTAGAGCAAGAAGATCAAATCTTGACATTAGCTGCTAGATTAGATTTAATACAAAGTGGTGTTAAATCTGAACTAGAAGAGACTACTAAGAAAGCTGTTGAAGACAGAGATAGTTTAAATGATAAACTTAGAAGCATTGCTCGTGAAGTTTATAAGCAAAGACTTGATGTGTCACGCATTAAAATCAACAGTAATGGTATTAAATTTATAATTCAACAGAATTATAAAGATAATACTTACAGATTCTGTTGGGATCCTTATCAATTTGTAGCAAATTATCATAGTAATATCAGTGATATTTATAGAGATGGTAATTGGGGTACTATGAATGGTGGTTGGATAAGAATCATTGATGGCACTGTTATATTATACTCTAAATCAGGTGATTATGGAGTATATGATGATAAGATTGCTATTCAAGCAGCTAGAGCTATCTTTCCTAATATGGATATTTATTCATATGCAGGTAGAGCTTGGGATAATGAGTTAACAGAAATGTTTGACGGTCTACCATTTTAAAAATAAGCAGGTGAAAGTCCTGCTTTTATATATTATTAACTGAAACTAAACTGAAAAGAGATGACTGAAGAAGAGTATGAGCAATATCAATTGCAGGTAGAAGAATTTAAAAGATTATTGTATTCAACTGATAATCTAGGACCAGAGGAAAAGAATCCTTTTGGTATATTTTATTAAACCTAAAAAAGAAAAGATGAAAACATTTGAAGATTTAAAATTTAGGCGTGATGACATGGGAAAACACGCATTTGAAATATTCCCAAATCATTATGGTATCTCTGTAATAAGAGGACCATATAGTTATGGTGGTAAACAAGGACTGTATGAAATAGCAGTACTTATAATGACTCCAGAAATGAAGTATTCAGAAATATGTTATGACACACCTATTGCAAATGATGTAGTAGGTTACTTAACACCTGAAGAAGTAACTCAGTATATGAAAAAAATACAGGAGTTATGATTCTACTAGAGATTATATTTGGGTTTATCTTTGTTACCCAAATATATAGTTGGGTAAGAGAATTGAATATTCATCACAAGAAAATCAATAAAAGAAGATGAGATTTAGTATTAACTACACTGTGGGGAGATTTCCTCACAGTGATATAGTAACTTGTGTTACTGTAGGTGATTTAATAAGGGCTATAGACCTAGTACTATATGAAAATAAATTAAACCGGGAAGAAATTAAAGTTGAAGAGATATGATAGGATTTGGAGGATACATCTGTGATGTAATAATACAAAGATATGGTACAGGTAATTTAGCAATTAGATTGCTTGACGCAGAGGATGGTATGCCAGTAGCAGTAGCTACAACTAATGCTAATGGTCTTGACTTAGATGAAGTAGCTATTAAAGACTACTCAGAAAATGAAGGGATGTATGAAACATTGGTTGAGAATGGTATTATACACCCAAAACATAGGGAAATAAGTACAGGTTATGTTACTGTACCAGTGTGTAAACTAACTGAATATTATACACTATGACACAGGAGTTTGTAAATTATAATCAAGCCTTAGCTCTTAAAGAGTTAGGGTTTGATGAACCTTGTTTTGGTTTCTATTCAGTGTTATATGATTTAATGATTACACAAACAAATGGTAGAAAATCATTATTTGAATCTGAATGTTTAGCACCACTTAAACAACAAGTATTTAGATTTTTTAGAGATAAGTATGATTTATGGTTTATACCAGATTATTATGATGAAATGAGAGAGTATAACTA